GGATATTTTGTTAAATAAAACTAGAGAAGAAATAGCTAGAGACTATGTTACAAAAAATGAGTCCAGAGCAGTTATGAGAGATTTAGTAGATAGGTTAGATAAATTAGATGAAAAGCTTGACAAACTGTTTGAATTAAGGTAAAATAGTATATGAAGAAAAAGTACAAAAGAGCAGGTACTAGTTCTGAACGTCAAGACTATCGCAAAGGTGGTCAAGTTTCTAAAGACGGTCCAAGATTAAAAGCTTATACTGGAATGGGTGGAATGGCAGCTTATGGAGCTGATTTTTCTAAGCAGATGTCTCAGGCTTATAATTTTGATAATATAAAGTTTGATTTTTCTAATATACAACTACCAACACCGCCACAAAAACAATCAAATACTGGAGCTAATATGGCAATAACAGAAGAACAAAAAGCAGCTAGTAGAGCTGAATTAGAAAAAGCTAAAGCAGGACAAGTTTCTGCTGCTAGTCAAATACCTGATGTACAACAAGTAGATACCGGTCTTCAACAGCAAGGTACTACTATGGCTGCACCTACAGGTGTAGGAGAAACTATAGTTAGCCAAGTTCCACAAGAGCCAGTAAGCACTGTAGGAACTTTACAAGTTGCACAAACTCCAACAGTTGCACCTGCAGCTACAATGCAACCTGCTCAAGTTGCACAAGCTCCGACAATAACTGCTGCTCAAACTCAAGTAACTGATGATGCTATAGCTAAAGTTGCTGGTGTAGAAAAAATACCTACAATTGACCCTGCAGAAGTACAAGTTAAAGAAGGAGCAGTAGCTCAAAGAGTAGTTGGTCAACTAAGCCCACAAGCAACAGCCACTGCAGCTCAAGCAAGTGGCACGACATTAGCACGAGTTACTAGAGCTAAAAAACAATTAAGAACTGCCGGATTAGACGAAGCAACAATTACTGAATTAGGAGATAATCCAGAAGCATTAGAAGATAGATTAACTGATTTTACTGAAGCACAAAGAGGTGTTATTGAAGGTTTACCTCAAGAAGCATTAATTAGTAATCAAATGGATACTTTATTAAAAGGTATCGAAAGCGGTGAAATACCTACATGGGCAAGACCTGCAGTATCAGCAGTAGAACAAATGTTAGCACAAAGAGGTTTGGAAGCTTCTACAGTTGGTAGAGATAATTTAGTAAATGCTATAATACAATCAGCAGTACCATTAGCTCAAGCAAATGCTCAAGCTATCCAACAATCAGTAGCTCAAGAAAAAACTTTAATAAGTCAAGAATCTTTAGCTAATGCTCAGTTAAGACAACAAACAGCATTACAAAATGCTCAAAATGTATTTAGTTTAAATATGGCTCAGTTTAATGCTGACCAACAAACAGAGTTAGCTAACAGTAGATTTTTTCAAACAGTATCAATTACCGATGCAACAAATGCACAACAAGCTATAATACAAAATGCAGTATTGCAATCACAAGCTAATTTAGCAGAAGCAGGTATGAACGAAAGATTAGCAATACAAAATGCTAAAGCTTTTTTACAAACTGATTTAGCTAATTTAAATACTACTCAACAAACAAATGTATTAAAAGCTCAACAAGAACAACAAAGAATGTTATCTAATCAAGCTGCTAGTAATGCTGCTGCACAGTTTAATGCTACTAGTGAAAATCAAACTCAACAATTTATGGCTAACCTAGCAGCACAAATGGAACAGTTTAATACTACTCAAAGAAATGCAACTGCACAATTTAATGCTACTCAAGCTAATGCTGCTGCTGCTAGAAATGCAAATAGAATAGCTGATGCTAATAGGTTAAATGCTCAGTTAGCAACTCAAGTAGACCAGTTTAATGCGAATCAAGATTTTGCTAGAAATCAATGGAATTCACAGAATGCTGCTGCTGTTGAAGCTAGTAATATACAATGGCGAAGACAAGCTAATACTGCAAACACTGCAGCACAAAATGCAGTTAATTTACAGAATGCTCAGAATGCTTTTAATCTTAGTACTCAAGCTCAAGCTTTTTTATGGCAAGAATTAAGAGACCAAGCTGACTATGATTTTAGAAGTGCTGAAAATGAAAATGAAAGAATAGCTGCTTTAGTTAATACAGCTCTTGCAAGTGACCCAGAAAGTTACAAAAATACTGGAGCATTAAAAAGTTTAATAGGTGCAATAATAGGCGATATAACATACGAGAGGACATAGGAGAATATAATGGGAATATTTGATGACATAAAAAAAGTTGGTAAAAAAGTAGTTGGCGGTGTAAAAAAACAAGTTAGTAAAGTTGCTAAAATAGTTAAAAAATCTGTTAAAGGTGTAGCCAAAGTTGTAAGAGAAGTAGGTAGAGGGGTAAAAAAACTAACTAAAAATAAATATGTACGGATGGGATTAATGATAGCTGCTGCAGTTACCTTACCTATGTTTGTACCTGCAATAGCTGCTTTACCGGCTGTAGCTGCCGGAGCTGTTACTGATGCTATCACCGGTGGTGCTGGAGCTTTACTTCAAGGTGGAGATTTTAAAGATGTATTAAAAGGTGCTGCATTTGGTAGTGCTACAGGAGCTGCTTTTGCTAAAATTGGTGAAGCAATTAAAACTGCTAGAGGAGCTACAGATTTTAAAGCAGATACTGTCGGAGGTAAATTAGATGCTATGGGAGCAGATGTTCCTGACATTCCTGTTACTGATGCTGCTCCAACTATCGATGTTTCTGGAGACATTACTACAGCTACTGCAGAAGGTTCTAAATATGCAATGCCACAACCTGACTTTCAATTTGACCCAACTGAAGTAAGTAAGTTTTCTATAGACCCTAATATTAATCCATTGGATTCTTTATCTCCTACAGGATTAACAAATACTACTAATGTTGCAGCAGAGGTAATTACTCCTGCTGGTAATAGTATTTCATTTGACTCTACAACGGGATTATGGAGTGATAAAACAGGTGTAACTTTTACTCAAGCTCAAGTAGATGTAGGAGCAAGTAAAGGTGTACTAGCAATTAAAGAGGGAGCTCCAGCTTATTCTGTTACCAAACCGGTAGTTGATACTTCAATAGCTGCTCCTGCTGCAAGTGTAAAAGACTCTATACAAATGAGTCAAAACTTTGCTAAATACGGAAGCACTGACCCTACATTAGGACAAAAAATAGCTGGTGGTTTTAAAGATGCAGGAGAAAGATTAAAAGAATCTTTTAGTCCAGAAAATATAGTAGACAAAGGACTAGAAGTCGGTGAAACCTTATTAGTAGGTGCTGCTCAAGGAGCTATATCTGAAAGAATGGCAGATGACCAATATGTAGGAGACCCAGCATATGCTCAACAAGAATACGCTAATCAACTTCAAGAAGTTCAAAGAATTTATACAGAGGCTAATATAAACTTAAATGATGCTTACTCACATATGACTTTTGGTTCAGGCGATGTTAATGCTGTAAGTAATCAATTATTTAGTCAACCAACAATTCAGGTGGCATAATGGCAAAAGTAAAACCAATGAAAAAATTTATAACAAGAAATTTATCAGAAGCTATTGAAAGAAGTGTAAATGATGTTGTTGATTCTGGTATAGATATATCTGAGTTTGTAGGTGCAATAGAAAATGAACCTACTGTTATTAAGGCAAAAAACAATTTTAATCAACTAGATTTTGATGAATTAGTTTCATTAAAAACGAAAGGAACTTCCATGCCGGGTCAATCATTAACTAATGACCCTAGTGCTCCGTATGCGTGGGAAAAACCTGCAAAGTATTCTAATCCTAGAGAAGCTTTAACAGAAATTACTACAGAGCTATTAGACCCTGAAAAAGTTAAACTTGTTATTGCTAGTTTAACAGAAGGCATGGCAGTTACTGATATTACTACTGCAGTATTGTATGCAAAATTTTTTCAAGGTGATATAAATCCCGATACAATGTTATTATTAGTAGAGCCAATTATGTATACTATAATGTCTTTAGGTTCAGAAGCAGGAATAGAGTACAATATCGAACCTAACGATATTGAAGAAGAAGACGAAGATGAAATGAGTGAAAACTTAGCACAATTTAAAAGTGCTGTAAGTAAGTTAACAAATGAAAAAGAAGTAAGTAAAGATAAAGAGCTTAACATTAGAGAAGATGTTTTACCTAGAAATTTATTAGATAAAATAAAAGAACAAGGTCCTGAGATTAGGAGCTTACTGACAAAACAAACAGAGGAATAGAATGAGTATTTTTGATGGTTCTAGATTTGGCGAAGTAGCTGGTTCATTACTAGCTAGAAGAAGAAAAGTTAGTAGTAGAGATAGGAACGAAGCTTTAGTTCTTTCTGCTTTACTTTCAGGATTTACAGGTAAACAGCAAAGTTTACAAGAAAACTTAACTAACAACTTGACTGATTTACAAACCCAATATCAAGATATTTTTCAAACTAATAGAGATATTTTTAACTCTCAAGAAAATATAAAAGCTAGAGCAGAGTTTAAACAATATCAAACTGACCCAACTGCATATTTAGATTTTAAATCTGCAGAATTTTTTGATGCTGACCCAAATATGAGACAAGCTCTAGGAACAAATCCTACTGCAGCATTGTTAGGAAGTAAAGATTTAACTGAAGATGCTAAATTACTTTATCAAAAAACTATGCAGAACAAAAGAAAACTAGCAGAAGAATTTATTTTAGCTAAGTCTAAAAGTCCAGTAGTTACAACACCTACATTTAGTCAGTATAATGCTGCAGCTAAAGCTGAATATCTAGCTGCTAGAAATCAATTAAGAGATGACCCAACTAAAAAATCTGTACTTGCCAATATGTTTGATGGAATATTTGGTACAGGTGCAAGTAAAAAAATTGAGCTAGAGGAAGCATTAGAAGAATCAAGACTTACTAGGGAAGCACAAGATAATCTAGTAACTCAAAACGATACTTTAGTAGGTTCTATAATGTCTAGAAATAGAGCAGTTTTAAAAGGACAAGGTACAGCACTTAACGCATTAGGGTTTGATACTTTTGAAAAAAATGCAGACGTTTTAGCAGCTAAACAAAAAGAAATACAAAACTATTTTAAAAATCGTGAAAATCCAGTAACTCCAGATAAATTAGAAGAAGCTTTTACAAATGGAATAACTATATCAAGATTTCCGGGATTGTCAAAACTTCAAGAAGCTGACATTGAAGGATTTGCTAATACTTTCACTTATGTACAAGCACTTAAAAAGAAAGGAGTGGATGACCCTACGGATTATTTAACTGTTAGACAAAGAGATATATGGGATTCTGTTTACAATATTGAAAGAGATGAAAGAACAAATATAAGAGAGATAGTAAACGATGAAAGTCTTAAATTTGACATATCAAATCAAATTCAATTTATGATAACTCAAGATAGTAATGTGGCAGATGCTTTAAAATTAATATCTGGAGATTTTAAACTTAATGATGATGACACAGAAGATGCTTCAACTTTACAATCTAGTATGTTCATAACTAATGTTATAAAAAGTTCTGTTAAATATCAAAACAAATATGACTTAAACGAAGAAGAAGCAATTAAAAAAGCTATTGAAGACCAGTTAATAGGAGTTATACCAGAAACAGGAGGCACTAAAGAAGGGGGATGGACAGGATATGGTTATATAACAAGTACAGTACAATATGTAAATCCAGATGTTATTAATATGGAAATACTCCCAGAAACAGCAGATACATTTGTTTCTAACATAAATGAAAATCAATGGCAGCAAATCAATACAGGTTACGAAGATGAAAATGGTAATAATCAAAATTTTGTTCCAAGTGAAGGAAAAGAATATATTCAAAGAGATGAAGAACAAGGTTATGAACTTACATTTGCAACTGAACCTGTAGTTAATAGAAACGGAGATATTATATCTTACAAATGGTATCTTGCTGACGAAAAAACTTTTTAAAAATGACAAACAGTAGAGATTTATTAAATAAAGATACATCACTAGGAGGTATCTCATATGGAAACATTAACTATAATGCTCCTAGAAAAAAATATAATTTATCTGATTTAAGAAAAAATGAAGAGTTTAATAAAGTTACTGAAAGATTTTTAAAATCTATAGGTGAAGGAGATTCTGCATCAGATTTATTTGCTTATTTTAGAGGTGCAGATTATAACTTAGCACAAGGACTATCAGTACTAGCTCAAAGTAAAAAATTTTCTGACCAACAAAAAAGAGACTATCAATATTTAAGAAGTAAATTTGATAATGCTGATATGGGTGGTTTTGGTGAATGGGTTAGTGGAATCGGTAGTATAGCAGGAGATGTTATATCTGACCCTACGGTAATAGCAAGTATGATGCTTGTTCCTTGGACAGGAGGTGCATCAGCAGCAACAAGATTAGCCGGTAGTAAAGCTGTTCAATTAGGATTAAAAAAGTTAACTAATAAAGAAATAGCAGAAGCAACTGCTAAAGGAATATCTAAACTTCCCGGTCAAAAACTAAAAGAACCTTTAAGTAAAACAGCTCAGACTGCTTTGGCAAGTACTGAGGGTTTTTTATATGGTAGTACTAATAATGCAACTACACAAAATATTGATATAAACACTGATAGAAGAAATAATTATAGTGTTGGTGAAACATTAACTGCTGGTGCAATAGGTGCTGCTTTACCTGCAGTTATTAGAGGAGTAGGTATTGGAGCTTCTAAAGGTTATAATAAATTTAATGATTCTGTCCAACAAAGACGAGCTAATCGTATTGATGGTGGTGAAGATTATAAAATGGGTATCTTCGATTATGGTGACGATGTTGTAGATTCTATTGCCGATTATGTTGTACATCCAATAAACAGACGTATAAGTGTTGTAACTAGAGAATTAATAGAAAAACCAACTTCTAGATTTGTAGAAAAAATGAAACTTGACAAAGGTTTGGATAAGTTAATAAAAATTTTTAGATATGACACTGATAGAAGTATGTCAGCAGCAGGATTTGATGCTAAAATGCCAGTATCAGAACGAAGTTATTATGAGTTAGTAAATAATGATATTGGTCTTAGAACTGAAAAACTGGAAGCTTTCTTAGACCCACTATATAGAAAAGGAAAGATTGATAAACCTACAGTTGGTTCAAGAGATGCATTTTTTAAAGTACCCGGAAAAGTTAAAAAATATTTTGGTTACGAAGATTTAGAAAAAACTAAAAAAAGTTATGGCTCTTATCAAAGAATATCTAATGAAACAAATGATGCATTAGCTTATTATTTAAGAACTGGTAGAAAAACTATAAATGTAGATGGTAAACGGGTAAATATTGTTGATGCTTTTAAAGTTACTGAAAATACTTTAGATGAAATTATTACGGCTGGTAATGGTATTAGGTCTGTAATGACAGAAATAAGAAACGATGCAATTAGTAAAGGTTTAAAAATTGGAAAGATAGACAAGTATTTACCTAGAGGTTGGCGATACAATAAAGTTCAAGATGAACTTGATAATTTTAAAAACAATGGAGTTGAAGGTGCACTAATAAAAGAATTAAAAGCTAAGTATCCTAAATTAGGTAAAACGGTTGATGGTACTACAAGTAAAGACCAAATAATTAATTTGTTAGAAGATTTAGTTGACCCCGCTTCTACTGCTAATCAATCTTTTCTTGAACTTGCAACTGTTGGTAAAGGTGAAGTAGGTGCAACATTAAAAAGAGCATTTTTTAAAAGTACTCCTGCTTTAACAAAAGAAAGAAAATTAAGTAAACTTAATGATGCAGTTATTTCTGATTATCTTGATGGTAGTGTAGAAAATTTATTGGCAAATTATGTACATCAATCTGCTGGTTTTATTAGAAGAAAACAATTATTTGGCGAAGATTTAGCTGAATTTAAAATGAGACATACAAACCCTATTAGAGAAAGATTAAATAAACTTGATAAAGATTTAACTTCAAACGAGTTATCACAATTAGAAGATTTGTATTTAGTTACTACAGGTCAAATAAGTCGACCTAAAGGTGCGATAGGAACATTTTTTAATGATGTAGCTCTTGTTGGTAATCAATTAGCATTACTTCCACTTGCTACGGTTACAAGTTTGTCAGAAGTTGCAGTTCCTTTAGTTAGAGGTGCAGGTAAAAAAGGTTTTCAAAAAGGAACAACAGAGTCTGGTATAGACAAAGGAGGTGTAAGAATACTTTGGGAAACAGCTAATGACTATCGCAAGATGTGGTGGAATGATGTTTGGACTAAAGAACTAAAAGATGCTAGACCTGAAGCAATGCGAGAACTAAATAGATTTAATAGAGCCGTGGGTGCAGCATCTGAAGATAGAGCTCTGGCAATGTTTGGTCAAGGTTTTAGTAGAAGAGCTACTCGTGCACAGAACACATTTTTTAAATATAATTTATTACATGACTGGACAAGATTTGTACAGCTAACTTCTTTTAATGTAGGTAAATCAAAAATATACGATAACCTATATGAATTAGCAACTGATAAAGTTATAGCAGGAAGTATTCGTTCTGCAAAAAAATTATCTCCTAAACGAAAAATTAGATTAGAAAATGAGTTAAAAGAATTAGGAGTAGATGTCACTGCTGGTATTAAATGGGTTCAAGCTGGTGGAAAAAATACAAGTAAATTTTATAACGAAAGTTTACTGCCTAGTGCAGCTAGATATGTAGACGAAGTTATTATGAACCCGACTGCTGCAGCTAATCAAAAACCGTTATGGCATTCAATGCCGGGAACTAGATGGGCTTTTGGTTTAATGGGTTTCCCTACTGCATTTGGTAATACAGTAATAAAAAATGCATTAAGAGAAGTTAATAAAGATGTAAGACATAGAACTATAGGTAAGACTGGTCAGATGGGAGCAGGTGTTGTGACTATGGTAGGTATTGCAATGTTTGGTAATACACTTAGAAGTAGAGGAGGGAATTTAGAAAAAATAGAAGAAGGTGAATCTACTTTATTTGAGGAAATAAAAGATGCTGCTATGAGGACAGGTTTAGCTGGACCAACTGAATATGGTATTAGAATAAAAGAACAAAAACAATTTGATAACTTTATAAAAGCTACTGTTCAAAGATTGACTGGACCAGCAGTATCTGATTTAATGTTTATATTAGAAGATTGGAATGGACCAGCATCTTTATTAATTAATAAAGTACCCGGTATTGCAGCTTTAAGGTCAACAAATCCAAAAGCATTTAAAGAATTACAAAAATTAGCTAGAGATGCAGATAAATCTATGGGCTTCACTGCCTCTGGTAAGAAAAAAGAAAAACCAGAAACAGTATTAAGACCTAGATTTACTGAAGGAGGTTTAGTAGAAGGAGTAGAAGACATACCTTTTACTAAAGAAAATCCAGCCGATAGAGTAAATCCTTACACTGGCGAACCTTATTCTGGTTTAGTATTAGAAGACTTTCCTTTATTAAATAGACTACCGTTAAATGAAGGCGGTTTAGCTGACGAAGAAAAAGCTAGACTAGATTCTGAAATAGAAAGAAGGGGAGGTGTTAGAAGTGGGTCATTACAATCTAGTGCACCTGTTATTGAATTATTAGTAGGTGGAAATACTGTTAAAGTAATTGCAGGTCTTGGTAAATCAGGTTATAATTTCATAAAGAATTTAGGCGAAAGCTCTATTAAAAAAATTAAACCTACCGACTATTATCACGGCAGTCCTTTAAAATTAAAAGAAATATCATCTGATGTTGATAGAGGTGTAGGAGGAGCAGTTCAAGCAGGAAGTTATATAGCTAAACCTACTGACGAAGGGCTTACTACAGCTACTATGTATGGGCTAATAGGTTCTAAAGGAAGTTCGTCAGGATTTGTAAACTTAGTAGATAATGCAGTATTCAATAAAGCTGTTAAAAAAATATACAATCCTGCTAAACCTACTAAAGAAATGTCAGATGCTATAAAGAAAGAAATAGTAACTAGACAAAAACTTATTGACTTTGCAAAAAAAACTAACGATAATAAAAACATGAACAAGTTCAGAACTGAGCTGCTTGATTTTCAAACACTATTAAAACCTCGTCATAATTATTTAAGTGTAACCACAGATACACATAGAAAATTTTTAAAATCCAGAGGCTATGATGCTATTGATATAAGCGAAGACGTAGTAAGTGTTTTTGATAAATTACCAGTTAGAGAAGCAGTTAAAGGAAAGTTTGCAAAAAGATTGGTAGAAAGAAATTTTGAAAAAGCTAGACTAGAACAAAGAAAAAAAGCTAATAAAGACTTTTTAAAAAAACTTGACGATGCTATAGAAGAATGAAAACTGATTTACAAATGGAAAGATTAGGCTTTAAGAAAGGAGGCTACACTATTAAGAAAGGCGATACTTTATCAGAGTTAGCCGTGAGATTTGATACTAGCGTTAAAGAATTATTAAAGGCTAATAAAAAAATAAAAGACCCTGATTTAATTTTTGCTGGTGCTAAACTAAACATACCTGAAAAAGTTGTAAAGTCAGAAATAAAAGAACGTATAACAATGCCTCCTCCTGTACCTAGGGAAGAAATAAAAGTAGTACCTTTAGAAGAACTAAAAATAAAACCTAGGAAACGTGTAGAAATGCCTACACCTATAAATAGAAATGATGACTCTATTCCTATGCCTACACCTATAAATAGAAATGACGACTCTATTACTGTGCCTACACCTATAAATAGAAATGATGACTCTATTCCTATGCCTAGTTTAGGTGCACCTCCTATGTCTGATGCTGAAAAAAAGTTTGTTAAAGCTGGAGAAATACCACAAGAAGATTTAAAAAAATTAAAAGAGATAAAAAAAACTTACAGAAATAGAGGTCAAGAAGCTGAAGCTATACACAAAGATGATGAAGAATTTTATACTGGAATTTTACCTTTAGCAGCAAGACAACTAGCTTCAGATACTAAATATGATTTTCTTAGAAATATTTTTACTAAAGATAGGGCAGATAAATTAACACAAAGTTTTTTTGGTGAAGAAGAAAATATAACTAAAAAAGATTTCAGTGAAGAAGAGTTTACACTTTTAAAAAATATAGTAATGAGAAATATTTCTCAAGATAAATTTGTTGTTGATTATGATGATTGGAGAGATTTTGGTGCAGGAGGAACTTCCACTGTAAGAGATAATCCATTTGAACTTATAAACAACCCTGCACGTTCTTTACAATATACTTTTGGACAAGGAAGTATAGCGGTTGAAGACAACGGAGATATTTATTTTAGAGACCAGTTTAATTTTAATGATGCTAAATTATCTAATAATCCAAGGCAATATTATGGACCTGAGTGGGATGAAGATGGATATTTAAAAATGGAATATACCAGAGGGCTAAAAGGATTTTTAAGTAATCAATTTAAAAAGATACGAAACTACAAAACCAGAGTAGGTAGAGGAGAAGGAGAAGGTGCTAAAACTAATATTCTTCTCGGTAATATAAACGATTTAAAATCTAAAAAATTAATTGCATCCAAATAATGTATAAATACTTTACAGAAGATGAACTTAAATGCAAACACACTGGTCTATGTGATATGGACTGGGCATTTATGCAGACAGTTGAAAGGATTAGAGAACGTTGTGGTTTCCCTTTCAAAGTAAGCAGTGCTTATCGTTCTCCAGAACACCCCATAGAAGCTAAAAAGAGCTCTCCCGGAGCTCATTCTTCTGGTAAGGCTATGGATATACTAGTCAACGGAGAACAAGCCATGACACTCGTTAAAATAGCTCTGGAAGAGGGTATTAATAGGATAGGAGTTGCACAAAAAGGAGACCATGCTTCAAGATTTATTCATATAGATATGGATAACTCACGAGCCACTCCTCGTATTTGGAGCTACTAATGTTGATATTATACAGAGAAAGAGATTTAGACGAAGCATATAGAATAGATTGCAAAGCTAGAACCAAAGGTGACGAGCCTTGGATAAGGCGAGAAGACTTTAGAAACATCTATGAAGCTTTACTAGATACATACTTTACAAATTCTGTAGAAAAAAAACTAGAGAGAAAAGAACAAGACGTTGCTGAATATGTTATTGAGCAAGTTAATAAAGCTCTAGAAAGAACTATAGACTTTGACCCTGAAATAAAATAATATGGACTTAGAACAATACTATGTCGAGGCTATCGGCTTTATAATAACTTTACTAACTGGTCTAGCTGTGAAAGACTGGTCTATGTCTTTTGTAAAAGGTGCTTCCTTTAGACTTAGCAACTCTTTTAAAGAAGGAGACAAAGTTATTCTCGATGGACAAGTAGCAATGATAATTAAAATAGGGTTTACCCAGACTGTATTCGGGGTATACTCAGATGATGGATATACATGGAGGTATATTCCCAATCAAAAAATAGATTCTATAAAACTTGAAAAAGTTGTAGACCAAGATTTACATGCTGACTCAGCTATGGAGAAAGCAGAAAAACTTAGAAAAATATTGGAGGCAAAAGATGTTTGAAACATTAATAAAACCAGTGAGTAATTTAGTTGGTAAGCTAGTAAAAGATAAAGACTTACAAGCCCAACTTGACCACGAACTAAAAACACTATTTCATCAGGCTAATCTAGCACAGGTAGAAATAAATAAACTTGAAGCTAAAGGTAATTGGTTTCAATCTTCATGGCGACCACTAACAGGTTATGTTTGTGTTGCCGGATTAGCTATTAACTTTTTAATCTCACCAATAGCAAAAGGTTTTGGTATAGATATACCACAAGCTGATGCTAGTGTAATGATGCCACTTCTAACCGGCATGTTAGGAATTGCAGGAATGAGAAGCTATGACAAGCTAAAACAAACAGATTCAAAATAATTTTAACCAATGCTTATGGAGGTAAAAAAAGCTAGTGAAAAATGGCAATGGCGAGGATTTCTGTGTCCTCTGTATCCTGTTCTGGATAACAATGACAGTAATGTATGCTTCAATTACAGCACTATAAGAACTACTTTATAAAATCTAGTTCACTCTGAAAATAATTATGTAAGGTGGAAAATTTCTTTTTTCCTGCCTGTAGGATAGTCTTAACTATTTCATTCTCGTCTCTAGTTTTAAATACCTTATCTACTTCTTCTACCGGTAGCATACTTAACTCCGTAACAATATCGTTGTTAGCAGTAAGCACTACTTTAAAACTTATTATATTAGCTTCTTTCTTCTTCGCCATTATTCTCCTCCATGGATGCGAAAGTTATCTGGTCTTGTCTTCCTCTTAATCCTGCCTTCATGTATGAAGTAGCACGACCCTCAAAAAAGTTTTGATGTTCAACTCCCATAACTTCATCTAACCAACCTAACGGATTCTCCCTTTGGTCAAAGTTTGTTTTAAGTCCTAGTTGTAGCAGTCTTCTATCTGCTATATATCTATTATAGGCATACATATCTTTCTTAGTTAATCCTTGTATGTCTCCCATATCAAACACTAAGTCTAAGAATTTATCTTCAAGTTCTACCATGTGTCTACATATATCGTATAATTCTTTTTTAAACTTGTCAGTCCATATTTCTATGTTCTCTTGAATAAACTCTCTAAAAAGTTTTGTCATGGCTTCAACATGCATTGACTCATCTCTAATAGAATAGGTAACTATCTGACCCATACCTTTCATTCTACCGAACCTTGGAAAGTTTAACAAGATTGCAAAGCTACTGAACAGCTGTAGTCCTTCAGTAAAAGCTGAGTACACTGCTAAAGTTTTTGCAATACTTTCTTTATCTCTTTTAGTTGTTTTCAAATTACTAATGTACTCGTGTTTGTTAGACATCTCTTCGTATTCGGAAAAAGCTTTGTACTCTATCTCAGGCATGCCGACAGTATCTAACAATAAACTATAAGCATGTTGGTGTATAGACTCCATGTTAGCAAATGAACCCATCATCATTCTTGCTTCTGGTTTTTTAAATATTCTCATGTATCTATCTATATAACCAGAACCAACATCTACATCGGACTGTGTAAACAACCTGAATATTTGTGTTAATAAGTTCTTTTCAGTATTAGATAACTCTTGCCAATCTTTAACATCTGTATGTAAAGGTACAGACTCTGGCATCCAATGCATTTGATTTTGTAATACATAGTAATCAAACATCCATGGGTTATCAAATGGTTTGTAGTAATCTCTTGTTCCTAATAAGCTCATTAAAAATCCTCCTGTAATATTTCTAATTTTTCTGAAGCACTTGAATATTTTTTTATAAGTTTATCCATAGACTCGACAACATTAGGGTGGTCTGCTACGGCTACTTTGTGTTCAAAAAATACTTCAAGGTTAGCTTTAGCTTCTGCTTTTTCTGCTTTGTATTTTGTTTCTAGAGCTTTATACAATAGTGCTCCTGAATATTTAGTCATAATAATTTTCTCCTCTAGGTAAATAAACTACAACAAAAGCTCTACAATTAGGACAGCTTAAATTTGTTTCCATCGTAAACTCTTCGTTTTCTTCTTCAATATCGTGGTCTCCACCCCAAATTAATTCTGTATTACAGTGCCAACATTTCATAATAATTACCTCCTTATGGTTTAAGAAATTCTGGTTTGTCAAAAAAGATTAGCATTAAAATAAAAGGTAACAATCCTATACCAATAACAAAAATAGAAGGTAGAATTACTGACCAAAGCAAAGGTTTTTCTGTCATAAAATCTAGGTCTTTATTGTTCATGCCTTTCTTTTTATCTTCTTCAGTATACTCTGGATAAGATAAAGAATCTTCAAATCTCTTAACATGTCTTGGTTTCATAAAGTATCAATGTAAGCTTGTAAATTTTTCATATCTTCAGAAGATAAGTTAGCAGCTTGACCCCACATAAGAGCAGACTGTGCACCTCTAGTTTCTCCGTTTTTATATTGCATTAACATTTTTACAATAGACGTACTGCCAGATAGTTTCGGTCCAATACCTCCTTCTCCTTTCATGCCGTGACACATATTACAGTTAACATATATCTTAGCACCTTTATCAGCAGGTGTTTCTGTTTGCATTGCAACTCTTTTTGCTTCTAGTTGTTCTGTAAATGTACCATACTTTACAGTATATTCTTTGTAACATTCACCTCCACAACCATGTACGTCTCCGTACCCAGACACTTCTGCATTTATGATAGTTGTATAGAGTATTCCACCAATACCTAGTATACTAACTATTAACATTGCTATACTGTGTTTCATATTATCCCTCACAAGCTATACATTCCACATCATCTAGCTTTATTCGTGGAACTTTTATATTAACATTCTCTGCTGCTCTAGCTGCATCAGACCTAAAATAATAAAGTGATTTTAAATTATGCATACCGTACCAGTGAACATCATTTACATATTGCATATATGTATCGTGAGCATCTTGTTCTTCAGTGGCTTTCGGTAACACAAAAAATAAATTTATTGACTGACTCTGACAAAGAAACTCTTGTCTTTTATGGGCATGTTCAATAATCCATATTTGATTTATCTCATTTGCAGTTTTAAATAATTCTTTTTCAGTATCGTCTAACATAGACAGGTGTTGTATTGAACCGTTTTTACCGGCAATGTCTTTCCAAACGTTGTCAAGTTCTTCTCCTTTTAATCCTTTACTTCTTAAAACTTTTTCTAAGTATTTATTTTTTACTTGATAAGAACCTGATAAAGTTTTGTGAGTAAAGACGTTTGCTCGATAAGGTTCTACTGAGGGAGACGTACCAGCACATATAATACTACTACTAGCGTTAGGAGCAACGGCAAGGAGATTAGCATTACGCATCCCAGAACCAGATACATCAGGTGCTTCACCACGAATATCAGCCAGTTCCTCACTAGCTTTCGTAGCTTTCTTTTTAATATGTTTAAACGCTTGATAGTTGAATCCCGTAGCTTGGATTCCTTCAAAAGGAATTCCGTTTGATTGTAGATAGGCATGAAAACCCATCGCACCCAATCCCAAAGAACGTTCTCTGTAAGCTGAGTAAGCAGCTTTTGTAAAGCCTTCTTTACCTTCTTTGACATATCCTTTAAATCTTTTAAAGTTTGCATTATATTCTCCCAGTTGTGATGTGTCAATAGCATTCTCAATAAAATGTTGTAGAACATTATCTAACATAGTTATTAAATCTTTTATAAAGTAATCGTCTTTAGACCATTCATCATAATGCTCTAAGTTAACACTAGACAAACAACATACTGCTGTTCTTTCTTCGTTAGTAGGTAAAGTTATTTCTGAACATAGGTTACTTTGTTTTATTTCTAAACCTAAATCTTTTTGTCCTTGAGGTAAAGCATCGTTACAGTTGTCTATGTTTATCATGTAAGGCTCTCCTGTTTCTGCTCTTGCATAGATAATCTGCCACCATAACTCTCTAGCATTTATAGTTTTAACAGCTTCATTTGTTTTAGGGTCTATCAATCTCCAATCTAAATCGTCTCTTACAGCTTTTAAAAAATCATTAGTAATGTTAATACCGTTGTGTAAGTTTAAACACTTTCTATTTATATCGCCACCAGATTCTTTCCTCATGTTAATGAACTCTTCAATCTCTGGATGAGATATATCCATGTAAGCAGCATAGCTACCTCTTCTAGTAACACCTTGATTAAAGGCTAACATCTGAGAATCAACTACATGAATGAAAGGAATAGAACCAGTAGAACGACTGCCTGAAGAAGTAGAAATACCATTACTCCTAATGTCTCCCCAATATCCACCAATGCCTCCACCTGAACTAGCCAACCATATGTTTTCATCATAGTGAGCAGATAGACCATCCCTACTATCAGGTACATAATTGAGGAAACAGCTAATAGGAAGCCCACGAGTTGTACCCCCGTTACTAAGTATAGGAGTGCTAAACATGAACCAACAATCGGAACTGTAGTTGTAAAGTCTTTGAGCCATTTCATAATCCGTAACACCCTTGAAGGTGGCAGCAAATACTGCAGCCCTTGCGAAAGCTTCTTGTGCATGTGTTTCTTCCTCCCAGAAATATCTATCTCTTAATGTATCTAAACTAAACTTGTCTAGCTTTTTTTCTTTATCGTAATTTATCTCAATACCTAAATAAGGTTTGTGTCCTACTTTATCTTCTACCATAATTTTTATCTGTAATATTCTATTTTGTCTAATAATTCTAATAGTCTTTTTTCATACCATTCTGCTTTTTTTAAATCTTCAGTACCGTTTTTATATCTAAATCGCCAACGATACTTTAAAGAATTACCTCGTAAGTATCCTATAAATTCTTCTGAGGTTAACATAGAGTCAATAGCATCTATACATTCAATCTCTCCTGTATTATAATGTTTAGGATTGTTAACCATGTCTCTTTCTTTTTCTATTTCTAAATCTCTTTCTTGTTTTATTATTACATCATTAATTGTTTTGTGTTGAGTCATTTCTCCATTCCTCCGGTAGTGTATCTTCATCAAACCATCTAAAGTTATTTGCTTCAGCCCACTCAGCATGGGTTCTTTTAGTTCCGTCTCTACGTTTTTTAGACTGAGGCATAGGTGCTAAAGGTTTTTGAAAAAAGAAAACCAGTTCAGCATTATCTTCTAACGCATCTCTGACATGTATATATTTACTATACTCTGCATAATCCCAGAATCTTCCTTTAGCTTCTATTAGAATAACTTTATCTTCATCAAATACTTTTACAAAATCAGGTTCATATTTTTTAGGAACATTATATTTTATAGTATCGTAATGGTGTAACCAGTCTCCGAACAGTCTTTGATGTATTTCATATTCCCATAAACTATCGTATCCTCTAGGTGCATTTTTATCTTTAGGTCTTACCTTTCTAGGTTTTCTACGAGCCATTCATTATCTCCTCTAATGTAGCATTAGGATTTTCTTTTACTTTTTTATAGAACCATCTGAGACTATAAGCACTAACCATAAATTTATTATTAGCAAATATGTGAGTATCTTCTGGTAAAAATTCATGTAAATTTTCTGCAGTAATTTTAGTTGCGTCTTCTCCTTCAGGAGTCATAGACCTAATCCATCTTATTAATAATTGTTTAGAATGTTTACGTAGTCTTTTTGCTTTTCTGCCATTCATGTGTAACCTCTATAACTTTAGGTGGTTTTGGTGTTTGTGTTAAATAAGTATAACCTCTTGCATATTTAAATACTCTTAGACCAAGTCCATCGTTAGCATCTGAATGACATTCAAACTTATGTCTGCAATATACGCATCCTTTAGCAAGTTTCATATTACCAGAGCTGCCTTCTGGTTCTGCATTATAACATCTCTGAGGTGGCTTGTCAAGCTTTATTGCTTTCTTAACATCTCTTATTTTCTTTTTAATATTTGGTTTATCAAAGTCAGACGGTCTGAATAAAGCTAACTCTCCTGTTTCTTTATTCATGGCTAGG